CTGCATAGTCCAAATGCGCTTTAGATCCTATTGGTCCTGGGCGATAAAGAGCATTCATAGCTATTAAATCTTCAATATTATCTGGTTTAACTAATTTTGAATATTTCTTTATACCATGCGTACCAAATTGAAATACATCCTCATTATGTCCCTTCTGAAATATTTTGTAAACTTCTTCATCATCTAAAGGTATATCGTCCAGCGCAATGACCTTATTCTTGTATCTCTTAATAAGTTTAATCATCATATCAAACTTATCCAACTGCGTTATTCCCAATATGTCTTCCTTAAGAAAGCCAGCCCTCTCAACATACTTTCCCTCCCATTCAGTTATTAATACATCCTTTCCTTTCTCCTTGATTTTTCTAACAGGAACTTGCTGAAAAATATTTAATTTTTGTCCCTTATAAAAAACTTTTGGAACTAATAATAATGCAGAAGCATGAACTGATGCTGCCCTCGCTTGATTAACAGCGCACTTCAAATCATTAACTAAATCAAAATTTTCTTGTATAAATTTAATTAGCTTTTCATTGTTCTCTGTAATGGCGACCTTAAACAAATCTTCCCAATATAGTTCGTCCCAATCATTAAACATAGAAGTAATATAATTCAAATAAGTAAAATTCAAATTATGTTCCTCTCTTCCAAAATCTTTAATGACTCCTTTTAATCGCATTTTCGTGAATGTTCCAACAGACGCTGTATAGTTTGAACCGTATTTTGTTTCAAAATATTCCTTAATTTTATCCCTTTTTGATGATTGAAAATCCAAATCTATATCGGGAAGATTATCTTGAGAGGCTGCTCTTTCTTTTGAAAACCTTGTTTCGTTCATAAATCTCTCAAACAAAAGATCAAACCTTATTGGATCAACAGTTGTAATATCTAACAAAAAAGCCACCAAACTTCCCGCCACACTTCCTCTCGCATTCCCCACCAATATTTGATTATTTTTAGCCCACTTCACCACATCCCACAATATAAGAAAATAATCAATAAAATTATTGTCTTCAATAACTTTCATTTCTCGTTCCAATCTCGCCATATAAACAACTTCATCAGCCCTTCCTTGAACCTTTAATTCCCAACCTTCTGCAATTATTTCTTCAAATAATTCTTTATTATCTTGACCGCTCTCAAAAGTAGGAAGTTTTGAATTACCAATATCAATCCTGAAAGAGCAACTGTTTGCTAATTCAACCGTATTACCAATCATCCGAACTAACAATTCGTAATAAGTTTCTCCATTTTTATATTTTTTTTCTCCCTTAAACAACTCTCCTAACAAAGAAATGGAGTCATCCAAATTCTTATAGTATTGACTCTTGCTGACTGGTTGTGACTTTCCCGCAACCTTATTCAATCTTCTTTTCACATTACTATCCCTCTTATCCAGATAATAACAATCATTTATCAAAATTGGCTCAACTAAATTACAAAGTTCATTAAAATATTGTTTTAATCCCAACAATTTTTGTTTTTCATAATCTAATCCTTCATAGACAACTGTATCTATCTGGTAAAAACAACGATCAAAATACTTTCGATACAACAAAATATATCTCTTACAAACATTTGGTTCCTTATTATTAACAATACTCTCTTTGGAAAATATCAATATCAATCCCTCAGAATATTTCAAAAGATCATTCTCCTTAATGAATCCGCTGTTATCAATATTGATTGCCTTGTTAATCATTAACAAATTTTTCCAACCCTCTTCATTCTTTACATATAATTTCAACTCATATGTCTCATTTTCCGTCAACTTATCGTATAAGACTGTTATGGTCTCTCCAATAACAAATTTTAATTTCTTTTCCTCGCATTCCATTTGAAATGCCACAATACCAGCTAATGTATTTTTATCGCATATTCCCAATCCTATATGATTCAAGAATAATGCTTTCTTCGCCCAACTCTTCATATTTCTTGATCCATTCAAAAGCTCATATTCTGAATGAACTCCAAGGTTCACAAAATCATAATCAAAGTCTTGTTTGGCTTTCCCAATATGTCGTAGATCTTCAAACTTTACTGGAACTTTCCAAGTTTCCTTCTCCTTATTGATCGCACTGTAATAGTATTGACCGCCGAATCTGAAAATGACAAAATTAGCTTCACAATCATATATCTCTTCCCATTCTTCGTCAGTTATTTCCAGTAGAAAATCCTTATTTATGACCTTCTCTTTGTACTTCAAAAGATAGTAAATACCCTGTCCAATAATTTGAATGAATTTCTCCTTGTAAAGAAAATCAATTTTCTCCTCAGTTAACCATTCTCTTAATAATTCGTCCATAACCAATTTTTCTTAATTCTCGCTGTCTTTTTATTAACTTTGGAGATTTACTTGACTGCAATAAGAAAACATGGGACGCAAAAGCTCTACATGCGTCCCAAAAAGAAATCCTTACCGGCATAACACAGCGTTTCGCTCAACATTTTTTCTACAAAAACAACAGCATCTTCCTTCAAATTCTTATTCTTTATTCGTTTTATCAGCCAATTTAATGCTAAATATGTATAATCGTCTGGGAGAGTATGATTTGAAATATCTTGAATAGCTCTCCAGGTGGCTCCGTCAGCATCCTTATCTAACATTTTCTTGCGTTGTATAAATTTATACAACAAATAAAATATCTTTCCCAATTTCACACTAATTTTACAAATAGATTCATGATCTCTTTCAAAATAATAATCATTATCACCAGTCTTATAATTATATAACAAAAACTTTATTATTCTTTTTACAGTTTCATCCACATTCCCCAGCTTATCCTTATATGTTTTTCCTTTCCCTACAAATTCATAATGATTAAAATCAAACGGAACTGACTTAACGATATCATACAAATCATTCATAACTTCTCCGCACCAATTCTTTACAACTTCATCTGTAATGGAATTATTCAAATAATAATGAAGACTTTGAATATTGTGGGTTTGTGTTCCCAACTCAACATCCCCTATACAATGAACCATTAATTCTGTAATAAAACTAAATTGGAAGACATTGGTTCCCAAGCCCCAAGCAATATCATTACTTCTGTTCGCTATGGTTGTTATAAGTTTCCCATCCCTTATTTTTAAAAATACCAAGTCATTACAGGGCAAATCAAGACTTTTAACGCCCAAATCCAAAAAGGGATCCCAAATCCCCATAACAACTCTTCTATCATCAAGATTCTCAGCTAACATCTCAATAGCTTTTGCAACTTGATCCAAACTAACATCTCCAGGAGAATCAGAATTATTACCATATTTTCTTAATCTGAATCCATAAGGTGCATGAAATGTTTGACCGTTATCGCTAAATTCACTCATCCGGCTGTTAAATATAGTAAGAAATTCAACATCACTTCTTCCCGCCCATATCCACAATGCTTCCGCAAGTAAAAAGAAGATATTAGTGTCTCTCCCAAAACCTCCTACACATCTTTTCAAAGGATCTTTAATAACTAATTTGAAATCAATTAATTCCTTTGTATCCCCATACCGACTTTTTTGTTCCTTACCATTATCCACTAAGAACTGGTTCAGCAACGGATATTCTGATGAGAAATTATCCGTAACACATACTCCGCCATCTTTGTTAATCATGAAATTGTTATTTTAATTTTTACCGCTTATTCTTACTTCTCTTCAATTATCACCCAATTACAGTATATAGTATTAACTTTGTTTCAAAAACAAATTCTCCCCACCTTTCTACATTGAAGAGAATAAAAAAGGGAGCCCAGCGGACTCCCTTAAAATAACTTTGAATCTTCTTAAATTACTTTTTCTTCGCAACAACCTTCTTAGCAGGGACAGCTGGCGCGACTTTCTTGGCGGCTGGTTTTTTCACTTCCGGTTCTTCAACCTCCTCCACTTCTTCTTCAACTTCCAGCTCGACTTCTTCCACTGAAGCGTCATTGATCGCCTGACGAATGTCTTCATCGGTCATTTTGGTCGTGACTTTGACATCCAGTTCGCTGTCTTTGATGAGCTTCTTCAACTCATTGCGATCCATATCATTAAGTCCCAAGGGATCCTCACCTTCGACCACTTCTTCTTCAACTTCCTCAGCGACTTCAGCTTTTCCTTTTTTGCTGGTCATCTTCTCATCCAACTTCGCTTTATTAGCCCCCAATTTTTTATCAGCACCTTCCAATTTCGCAACCAATTCGGCAATGTT